TCTGTGTATGCCTTCCAGAAAGCGTTCTGGATGTCTACTATTTTTTCGTGCATCTTTATTCCTCCTCAAACGGGATTTCGCCCTGTTCTGCCTCATAAAAACCATCTGACTTATACCATCCAAATTGATAATCCAAGTTATCGCCATCTCCATATATCCTCTTAGACCGCTCATCATAATCAAGAATAATTCCTTTAAGGTTAATTTTCCCAAACAACCGGTTTTTCGCTATAATCAGTTTTCGCTGAGATTCATCAATCATGCACTTTTCTATTTCTTCCTTAGATCCGCGGTTGTAGCTCAATGTAATGCTGGCTAGATTCGTAATATCTCCAGATCCACTAATCTCATCATTGGCATCTGATGTAAAACTATTCTTCCTCTGATGTGCAACAAGCAGAATCAAGCAGTCATACTTGATTGCAAGCTTCGCCAAATTTCTTACAAACTGCCCCTGCTGATCATATTTGTCATTTCCCTTCTGCTCATCTATGTACATTGCAGTCATCAAATTATCAATAAGCACAACTTTGATGCCATATTGCTGAATTGCACGCTCAATACTTTTTAGCAGATCTTCTTTTTCATCATTTTCCACAATTCGGTTGTCGTAAATATATGCGTTTTCTGCATACCAGGCATTGATTAATTCTTGATTTGCTCTTGCAATAAATCGGTTTGGCGTTCCAAATTCATTCCGATTCTCAACGACATGATGTCTTCCGGCAATCTGGAAATCAAACCAGCTTTTATACAAATAATTCGGCAACTCTCCAGAATATGTAAATATTTTATATCCCTGTTCCAGCGCATAGGCCATCGTCTGGCTGCCAAACGTAGATTTCCCATCACCACGCTTACCGGCAATAATACACACCATGCCGAATGGGAGTCCTCCGTATAACGTCCGGTCAAGCTCTGCAATCCCTGTCTTCAACTTCGGAAGTTCATAAATATTTACATTCTCGACACTTGCAAGAGGTAATACCCGATTGACTGGAACCGGAACCGCTCTCTCTATTGCCGCTCTTACCGTATCAGGTCCGTACCTTTGCAAAATCTCATTTGCATCTTTACACCCCTTATAGTCTTCGGTTCTTACATGCTTTATCGCACATGGGAAGCGCCGTACCATATCCTCAAGAAGTGTAATATGTTCTTTTTCGCAATCTCCAAACACGACAATCTCTTTGTACTTCGATACCCAGTCGTAACAATACGGCACCCACGTAAACCCCTTAGCTCCAGTCGGAACCGACACTGCATTTTCAATTCCTGCCGTTGCAACACTTAAACTATCCAGCTGGCCTTCCGTAATCACAAGCCTATCAAATGTATTATTACATTGCTTCATCCCAAATAAGATTGGCTTGCAATTCGCTTCACACCACTCCTTATTCTTGTCTTTACTTTTGTCAAAATCTGTTTTTCGGTATTTTACAAACTGTAACCGTCCATCCTCGTCATAAAACGGGAACACAAGAATATTGTCATGCTCTGTCTGAGTTGTAAGCTCATATTTTTTTGCAACAGATTCAGATATCCCTCTGCTTTCCAGATATGCAACCGCCGGCTCTTTCGGAATAATCGGATCTGCGCTCTGTTTCAATCTTCGGAATTGCCTTCTAGGACGATAATATTCGTCAGCATCACTTCCAAGAGAAAAATCGAAGTCTCTGGAAAGCGTAATCATATTTCCAGTAACCCCACAGGATGCACGAAGACATTTGAATTGTCCAGTATTGAGATTGATTGAAAAAGTATACTTATCTCCATGCCCTGCGCCATGACAATACGGACAATCATACAAATGAAGTTCTTCGCCTTTTTGCTTTATTTTAGTATGTTGTTCCGCTGCAAATGCAACCGCATCTTTCCGATCAAATTTATAAATTCCCATTTCTATGCTCCATTCTGGTCAACCCGTCCAATTTATCTTCCATCTTATCGATCTGCATTTGCGAATAATGAAAAAAATCAATATCAGAATAATGATTTGCCTGCAGTTCCTTCCAGACCAAAATCATTCGTTCCAATTCTTCTCTTTTGACTTTTCTTCTTTGTCCCATATTTCCAACAACTCCATTGGGTTCATTCCATCATCCTCAGCATCGTTTGAAATGCTGGCGTCAGCCTTTATATTCTCTTCTTTTCTTTTCTCTTCTTTTCTCTGTGTACTTTTGTCTGCATTAACCGAGTTTCTGTTGACATTAACCGAGTTTCTGTTAACATTTATTGATTTTTGGGTGACTTTAATAATGAGGTACTCTTTCTTGGTTTCAACATTTTCACGCCTGGCTACGGCGTTGAAGTATCTTTTTTGTATTCCTCTGGATGTGAGGATGTGATACTTCCGAAAAAGTTCTTCCGAGAATATACCCCGCCTGATACATGCTTCCACGACCTGTGTTATTAAATTCTTGTCGCCTCCTGCCACACCATTTTCTGACATAAACAGTAGCAACCGTTCATCATCCCAGCTCATGTAATAACCCTGCCCCGCATAAATATCTTTATAGAGCAGAACGACTACCGCAAAGCCTTTGAGCCCAAATTCAGCCTGTATCAGTCTAATTTTTTCATCCAAATTGCAATCTAACTCGAAGTAATCCAGACCCGTTTTATACGGTCTGGCCAATCATGTCACCCCCTCTCTGAGGATTCTGACAATTTCCTTCCCGGTATCCTTCTTTTCACAGAATTCAAACTTCACATTGTACCGGTCACGTATCGTACAAATGGACTTATAAAGCTGACTTCCATCAACTGCCTTGTCCGATACAACATATTTTTCGCGCTTTCCATTTACGTACTTCCATCTAATCTCGTGCTTCCTGGGATTCTCCCAGAACCAGACATCCTCCAAACAATTAATATCAGCTCCATGTTCCACCAATATTACCACCTGAATTCCTGCCTTCATTGCGTTGATCAGTTCCTTCCTGAATCTCTCGTGCTGCTGACATACATTTCCGCACAGTTCCTGCAAATCTTTCTTCCGGTCAACTACCAGCCTTGGGTTATCCAAAGACTGATAGTCGCCAACATACAGCTTGGAACGGAAATACTGTATTTCCATAGCGTCAAATTGCTTCTGCACTCGCTCCCATTCTTTTTTGTGTTCACGGGTATCCACTTGTATTTGCAATTTACTTCACCACCTTATGCGAATGGTAGCTCTTCATCAACTCCATCTGGAATGCTCATGAATCCGTCTCCCGCCGGCATAGAATCCGGATGGTATCCATTAATGTGATTCTTGTAAGCTCTTGTTTCAGACATTTCTGGCACCTGTGCATCTTTCACTTTGTCTGTTGACACAAACCACCGAAGCACTCTCTTTTCCAGTTCACGACCATTATAATAATCCATCTGGGGGCCGAACACGCCGCCAATCAACTTGTTCTTAATCCCGGCAAAGTCAAACGTATCATCCGGTTTCCAGCAGCTAAATTTAGGATTGGAATGTTCCACGCACGTGATGAACGTCTTAAAGCCTCGGCTGCAATCTCCCTTTTCATCCTCTATCAAAATATACTGAGTTGCCTGATTCGGCCATTTCTTATCCGGGCGGATGTCGTTCTTGAACGCTTCTGTAAAATAACCTTCTTGTCTGTCTCCTGGTGCAAAATCGAATAGCACAACAATCATTGGCCTCCCGGCCTTGGACGTCGATTCACTAACCTGCTTCATTACAAGCTTATGCCCGCCCAGCTCCACTGGAATAAATTCACCCTGCGCTTGTGTGTTTTCATAATTATTTGGTTTCTTCATTCTAAAATTCCTCCAATGCTTTAATTACTTCTGTGATATCGTTGTCGATCAATTCCTCTTCAAACGCGCCCATCGGTGTCTTGCATGAAGAATGATCCGCTCTTGTGTGGTACACGTATCTGCCTTCTATGCAATCCGACAGCAACACTGTTGTGAACTGTGTTTCCGGAACCATCTTTTCAAGCTTTCTTCCAGATGTTTTCATCCGTGTTTCTAGATATCCGTTGTCATCGCTCACAGTTTCTGAATGGGCAATCATGATAACGGTCAGATCATCTCGCATCCTGTTGGACATCTGAATGATTGTCCATACATATACGGCAAGAGACATCCATTTATCATATCCCTTGTCGTTTACCCTTCTGAGTTCTTCCGATACCATAATCCCGTTCAGTGTATCAATCACGATTGTTTTAATGTGTTTATAATTTTCACTCTTATCAATCGTCATCATGCTTTTCTGGATGACTTCAGGCTCGTCCGTCCTGATATAATTTTTATGGTTCGTATTGTACTGTTCCCTCCATCCTTTCCAGGAGAGCCCTTTTCCATCGCAATCAAAATATACCGTTGTTTCTGGATCGAGATTTCTCATTGATGTTGTCTTCCCTGAACCAGAACTTCCCATTATGCAAATGCTTTTGCTCATTTTTATTCCTCCTTGTCACATACAATCAATTTTCCGTATAATTCTCCTCCTTCACCCAATTACCTGAGTAAAACCATTCGATAAGTGTCTCGGCGAAATTCTCTATATCTTCTGAGTGTTTTGCAATCTCCAGAAAAGTGTCTTGCTCTTCAATCGTTCCTTTCAGACACCGCTCACATGCATAGGAAAATACATCTTCTGCTTGTACAACGTGACCTAATTCTTTGTTTACTCCTACATACATTACTTTTTATCCTCTCTCTTTTTCGGGAGTCCGACAATATCTCTTACTTCTTCAATGATTGGATAACTGTCATTATTCAAATACCTTAACAGCTCCGATTTCATCGTCCTTAGTTCAATTAATTCATCAAAATATTTCATAAATTCTTCTGGCATCTTGCAATTTCCTCCATTTCTGTTACAATTAAGTTGATTGATTATCTGAGTGCTTACGCCTTGCCGGGCTTATGTAAGCGCTCTTTTCT